CATTTATGAAAGAAAAGAACGAAGCAGAAGCACAACAAATAAAAAATAAACAAAGAAGATGAGCCAAGGAATAAGGGGTTTTTATCAAGTAACAAAGACACTAGAAGATCAACTGCTTTTAGATGTGAATTGTAAAACCGTTACGACCGGTGATATATCAAAAATTAATCTTGAAAAGCAGGATATATTCCCCTTGTCACATATATTAATAAACAGTGTGACACAAAGCGATAATAACGGAAGTGCCACATATAACTTTAATGTTTCAATTCTTTCAATGGATATTGTTGATCAAAGCAAAGAACCAACCACAGATTTATTCAGAGGCAATGACAACACACAAGATATTCTAAACACACAAATGTCTGTGAGCAACAAGCTAATTCAACTAATGCGTGGAGGGACTTTATTTCAAGATATGTATCAAGTACAAGGTGATGCTACATTTGAATTTTTTACTGAAAGATTCGAAAACGAAGTAGCAGGTGTTACGGCTACTTTTAATATTATTATCTATAATGACATTTTTATTTGCTGATGGATTACGCAGAACTTAATAAGGCTTTAAATGCATTTGGCAAATATGTTATTCAACAGTCAAGATCAAACTTGACAAAAAAAGGTAAAAATTCTACAAGTGATTTATACAATTCTTTGAAATACGAATTAACAGAAGAAAGCGCAAATTTTTTACTTGAATTTTTACAAGAAGATTATGGTGATTTTGTAGATCAAGGTGTAAGGGGTGCAGGTAGCAGTTCAAATAATAGAACATCACCTTTTAAGTTTGGAAGTGGGACTGGCAAAAAAGGAGGGTTAACAAAAGGAATCAGTAAATGGATTAAACAAAAACCCATTAAACAATGGAAGGATAAAAAAACAGGTAAATTTCTTTCATACAAATCAATGACATTTTTAATTGCTCGAAGTATTTACAACAAAGGAACTAAGCCAAGTTTGTTTTTTACAAAACCATTCTATCAAGCATTTAAAAGATTGCCGTTAGAAATAGTAAAGGCATTTAAATTAGACATTGAAAAGGCAATAGTGTTAGGCACAAAGAAATAATTATGGCAAATATATTAGTAGGCTCACCAAGATTCGAAAGTGTTACAATGGGTACTGGCAAAAATAGTGTAGCCTTAGAACTTTATGTGGGGGGTGTTTTAAGATATACTATTATAAAAAATGCCACCCAATCAACTGTTGTTACTTTTGAAATTGGTGAATTAATAAAAGATTATATTATTCAAACATTTAATGGTAGTTATACCGCAGCAAGTGTATCTACGGCAGGTACTCAGTTCAAACAATATACAGGTCAAAACGGAACAGGTAACGCACAAGTATTTTCTATAACAGACAATGTTGGGGTTGATGGTTATGGAACTTTCATGGAAGGTGTAAATCCAACTTTAAGCACTTATGAATGGTTAATTCAAAAAGATGTAATTAAAAATGGATATTATTTTTATGCGCCTTTGGGGGTTTCCGGTGTCGTCCCAGTTTCAACAGATAATGTTTTATCTTATACAGGTTTTAACACTACCAATCCACAAACCATTTCTTTATCTACCCCATCCGGTCCGGTATTGGTAAACATTATTAGGGTTGATTGTACAAAATTCGGAAACGGGAACAAGATTACATTTTTAAATAAATTCGGAGTATTACAAGATTTGTGGTTTTTTCTTAAAAGCGTAAAATCAACTACATCAACAAAAGAAACTTACAGTTCAAACACAATAAGCACAAGTAGCGGATCAGCTACCTATTCAGTAAACGCACCAACAAAACAAGTCTTTAATAAATCAGCAAATCAAAAGATTGTTTTAAGTAGCGGATATTATCCCGAAGGTGCTAATCCATTTTTTGAACAGTTGTTATTAAGCAAATCGGTATGGTTAACACAACCCGATCCATACGATCCATCAACTGAACAAGTAGTACCTGTTATTATTAATACAAGTTCATTCACGTATAAAACTAGCTTAAACGATAGGCTAATAAATTATGTAATGGAATTTGACATGGCATTTGATTATATAAATAATGTTAGATAATGCAGAAAGTTCAAATATACATAGGGGGTGAACGGTTAGAACTTTTCAAGGATGAGACAATTTCAATCACACAATCCATCCAAAACATAAAGGACATTTCTAGAATATTTACAGAATTTTCCCAAAGTTTTACAATCCCGGCATCACCTAATAATTCAAAAATTTTCACTCATTATTACAATTACAATATAGTCGGTGGATATGATGCAAGAATTAAATCAGCAGGTTCTATTGAATTAAACTATATCCCTTGGAAGAATGGCTTTATAGCTTTAAATGGAGTGGATTTAAAGAACAATAAACCCTATGCTTATAGGATTACATTCTTTGGTGAAACGATCAACTTAAAAGACATTCTAGGGGAAGATTTGCTTTCTAACATATCAACCTTGTCTTCAGAGAATTTAATTTATGAACCCGACACAATTGAAGCTAAACTACAAGTTGATCCAACAACAACAAACATAATTGCTCCATTAATTACGCATACTAAAAGATTATATTATAATAATTCTTCTAGTGCAGCCGGAGATGGCAATTTATGCTTTGATGTAGCAAAGCCTTTACAGGGTGTTGAATGGAGTGATTTAAAATTTGCAATAAGATTAGATACTATTATTCAATCGATTGAATCGCACTATACAATAGCAAATGGATTCCCTTCAAATATTGTCTTTTCAGATGATTTTTTTAATGATTCAAATCAAAATTACTACAACCTTTTCATGTGGTTGCACAGAAAAAAAGGAAGTGTTCAACCTGCCACACAAGTAGAAGAATTTTTATCACAAGTAACTGGTTTTACTCTTACTTCGGGAACACCAAATACAGGTATGAATACAGATGGTGACACACTATCTATCCTTACCCAGTATAGAGTAATTAACACCAACTATCTTTATTTATTAAGCACAACAACAGAAGAATATCAAGTTGTAATTTCTAGAAACGGATCGGTGTTTTTTACTTCTGAATTAATAAATGGAGGAAATGTAACTTTAGGACAAGCTGAATTTGGCATACTACAACCCGGAGCGTATACGGTTGCAATAAAGCAAACAGGAAGTACTGCTACAAACATGACTTTTTCAAGTGTTAGATGGGAAATAAACGGAATAGATTCAAGCGTTAATTGGCAAGATATTTATACTTCAACTAATTTTTCAACTGAACTTGCTGATTATGAATTTAACATAACCGAACAAATACCGGAAATGAAGGTAATTGATTTACTTACCGGATTATTTAAGATGTTTAATTTGACGGCTTATGTAAAAAATGGGATTATAATAGTTCAAACATTAGATGAATATTATCAATTAGAAAGCACTTGGAATACGACAAATTTACTTTGGCAAAATGATGATAGGTTTTGGAATGAGGCAGGAACATCAGGTGCTACCACTTATTCTTTGGATGAATTTGTAGATATTAATTCTACTCAAGTAAATGTGGCACTACCTTTTAAACAAGTAAATTTTGAATACAAAGGTTTGGGGACATTTTTAGCGCAACAGTATAATCAATTAAACAATGTAGGTTGGGGTACAGAAAGATACACTTTAGATTCTGAAACATACGATGCGCCAAATGAAGTTTACAAGGTTCAAGTTCCCTTTGAACACGTTCAATATGAACGGCTAGTAAATATAAATGGCGGAGGGGAAACACCTATACAATTTGGCTATTTTGTAGATCAAAATCAACAACCATACTTTGGTGAACCTTTGCTTTTTTATCCAATTAAACAAACTACAACGGCAGGTTTGGGAAAAAGTATTTCTTTCAGGGATACTTCTTCATCACATTTAGAACTAATAAATTATATCATTCCATCAAATAGTGTTGCTCTTTCTTCGGGTACTGATACATCAAATATTAACTTTAGTTTGGAAATTAACGAATATCAACTAGACACAAGTTTTACAGGTACTTTATTTGCCACATATTATGAAAGCTACATTGCGGAAATATTCAACACAAAAAGAAGAATGTTTAAAGTGAATGCATATTTACCTTTAAATCTGATTTATAATCTTCAATTATTTGATACAATAGAAATTAACTATGAAAATTACAGGATTAATACAATAACAACAGATTTAACAAATGGTAAAAGCAGTATTGAACTAATTAATTTAGTATGATAAAGATGATTTTAAAAATGCTAGAAATAGCAAATGGTGAAACAGAAAATATAAGAATTGCACAAGGAAAATATCTATATCCAAAAACATTTAAAGGTGCTTGGAAAGGGTTTAAAAATGAAATGAAATGGCAGAAGAAGTAAGCGTAGAATTAAACGTAGAAACCAAAAAAGCGGAAAAAAACGTTGATGATTTAACTGGTGGAATTAAGAATTTAACCAAAGCAGTTGAAGATGGAAACGAACAAACCGCAGCCGGTTTAAAAAGCATTGAAGAAACTTCCAAATCAACAGGGGAAGGGATTAAAGGTATTGGTAGTTCAATAAAAGCTGCCGGATTGGGATTGTTTTTAATTGCTTTGGAAAGCATGAAAGAATTATTCATGCAAAATCAAGTGGTAGCCGATGCAGTAGGTAGCGCTTTTGAGGGATTAGCTTTGGTTTTTAATGATGTTTTTGGATTGTTGACAAATGGACAGGAGAGTGTTCAAAAATTGGGGGATGCCTTCGATAAGTATTTTGGACAACCTATAAAAACTGCTACACAAGCCTTTGAAAAATTCGGTGATGCATTTAGTAAGATATTCGGTGGTGATTTTAGTGGTGCATTGGAATCTGCTCAAGAAGGTTTTAGTGGTTTAGGTGACGCAATATCACAAACTGGCAATGGTCTTGCAGAGGCTGCCACAGATGCAGCAGAATATGCGGTTGATATAAAGGATGCATCAATTGCAAATGTTAAACTTGCAAAAGAAGCACAAAAAGCGGAAGTAATAAATGCCGGTTTACTTGAAAAGTACGACAGACAAGCAGAACAACAAAGGCAAATAAGGGATGAAGAAAGAAATTCAATCACAGATAGAATTGCAGCAAATGTAGAACTAGGAAGAATACTAGAAGAGCAGAACAAAAAAATGCTTGAAAATGCGAAGACAGTAGAAAGGGCAGCCCAAGTTGCATTTAATAGAAATAAAAGTTTAGAAAATGAAACCGCATTAATCGCGGCAAAGAATGAAGTGATGGCAGTAGAAGCCACCATTGAAGGCTTTAGATCAGAGAAACTAGCCAATGATTTAGCACTTGACAGGGAAAGAATTGAATTAATTAACACTGAAAAAGAATCTGTATCTAATTTAGGTTTTGAGAAAAGAAAATTTGATGCAGAACAAGAAACAAATGCAATAAAAAGAATTGAAAAACTAAAAGAAATAAACGAAGAAGAAAAACTAGTTGAGGCGGAAAGATTACAAGCAATAGTAAATGAGGCTAATACAGGAACACAAGCAAAAGTTGATGCTCAAATTGCTTTAGATGAATTTATGCAAACTAGTAGGCAAGAATCTGTCACTTTAGAAAAAGAATATACAGAAGAATTAGCTGCTGAATTACAAAAAAGAAAAGACGATGAATTAGCAGCCTTTGTTCAAAAAAAAGAAATAGGAATTGCAACATTGGGAGTCTTGCAAAATGGGTTGAGTGTACTTAAAGGAGTAACAGAAGGTAATTTAAAACTTCAAAAAGCAATAATTGTAGCGGATGCTGCAGCAAGTATAGGGCAGATAATAATGAGTACTCAAGTAGCAAATGCAAAGGCAGCAGTAGCAGTTCCCCCCACAGGGTTTCCTTTTACGCTTATAAATACAGCAAATGCAGCAATAGGAATTGCGGCAACAATCGCATCATCCAAAAAAGCATTATCTGCAATAGGTAAAGGTGGATCAATAGCATCTGAAGTTTCACCTAGTAGAATAGGAGGAAGCGGATCAGCAACAATGGAATCACAAGCACCCGAATTTAATATAGTAGGTACAAGTGGAGCAAATCAAATTGCAGATGTAGTTTCATCCCAAGCACCTATAAAAGCGTTTGTGGTTGCCAATGATGTTACAACGGCACAAGCATTAGATAGGAATATTGTAGAATCTGCAACACTGTAAACACAAAAATAAAATTTAAAAACGTTATATAGTTATGAAAATAGTCGAATTATTTTTAGATGATAATGAAGAAAGCGGAATTGAAGCAATTAGTATAGTAGAATCACCTGCAATTGAAAGTGATTTTATTGCTTTAAAATCTGATGAAGTAAAACTTGCAGAAGTTGACAAAGAAAAAAAGATACTAATGGGTGCTTTGTTAATTCCAAACAAGCCGATTTACCGAAAAACAGAAGGTGAAGAGTACTATATCTATTTTTCAAAAGAAACTGTTTTAAAAGCCTCACAAAGGTACTTGATGAATGGCTATCAGGGCAATTCAACACTAGAACATTCTGATAATTTAGAAGGTTTGACATTGGTTGAAAGTTGGATAGTAGAAGATGAAGTTCAAGATAAATCAAGGAAGTATGGATTGAATGCCCCAGTGGGGACTTGGATGGGAACGATCAAAGTAAACAATGATGATGTTTGGAATGATTATGTAAAAACCGGAAAAGTAAAAGGATTTAGTATAGAAGGCTTTTTTGCCGATAAAATAGAAGCACAAAAAATGAGTAAAGAAGAAAAAGAAGCAGAATTATTGCTAAGTAAAATCACAAACATTGTCAAAGGTGAAAGGGTTGAATTGGGTTTAATAGATGATTTAATGGTTAATTATAAAGCCTTAATAAAAGTTAAGGATATTATGGATGGGCATTTGTCAAAGGCAAAACAAGCAGCAATTAAAGGTGATAATGGTATAAAAAACTTTAATAAAAAATTTAAAGATATTGAAACTGCATCAAAACAATTAGGAATACCTGTTAAAGATGTAAATATCCAAAAATTAAATTCTGAAATAAAAGAATTTACAAAAGATTTTAATAAAGTGATTAAATCATAAATACAAAAAAAGAAAGTAAACAATAACTAAAATATATTCAATATTTTAAAACACAAAAACAATGAACATACAAAACAATTTAAAAAACATACTAGACAAATTTCCCAAGAATAAAGTTGAATTAGAAAATCATAGGGTTGAATTAACATTTGTTCAAGACATTCAAAAACTAATAAAAGAAATTGAAGATGTTATTGAACAAGCATATAAAGATGAAGATGAAATTAATGCGGAAATAAGAGAAGTTGAAATGGCAAAAGAATCTTTGTTAAGCCAAATTAAAGCATCTGAAAGTAATGCCCAAGCATTAAAAACTGAAACAAAAGCCGAAATAACAGATTTGAAAAGTAAAATGTCAAAAGCAGCAGGTGAATTAGGCATTGATATTAAAGATATTAAAGGGATGACTGAATTAGATGCTTTGGGAAAAGAAGCCCCCAAGGTTGGTGATTTTTTAAATGGACTAATAAAGAGGGCTAAAAAAGAAGCTAAGTAAATGCAAGGCATAAACCGTGATAGCGTAATACCTAGTAGATCATCACCTAAATCAAATACTCGTGCTTGTTTGTGCGCCGATAAAGCGACATACTCAAGGGATTGTTGCGAAGGTGCTATGATGAATCAAGGCATTGGTAACGTTACAGGTAATTATGTGAACCTAGCACAAGAAGATGATAATTTAATTCTTCAAGAAGACTATTCAACAATTTATACATAATGGGAAATTTAAAAATAAGTGAATTACCAAATGCAACCGCATTAACAAATGGCGAATTGTTGGTGGTTGTTCAAAGCAGTAGCACAAAACAATCAACGATTGGATCAATTAGTAATTACATAAATTCCATTTCATTGACCGTAGCAGCAGGGCAAACAGTTAACTTGTCAGACACTGCTTATTCTAGTTTAAGCCTCTTAAAATTGACGTATACGGCAGCAGGTGGTGCTGAGAACATGACTATGAACTTGCCCGATGCAACAACAAATGCAAACAGGTTAATTAGGTTTATTTCTGACACAACATTTACCACAAATACAAGGGTTAATTTAACTGCTATTAATTCACAGACAATTGATGGTTCAACAGATGCCTATATAATCAACAAAGAATATGAAGGTATTCAGTTGTGGAGTGATGGAACAGAATGGTTCATAATTCAAAAGAAAAGTTAAAAATGCAAAATTAATTTCAATAAACGTTATATAAATATGAAAGCAAATGATATGGTGAATCAAATCAAAACACTTCTAAACATCGAAGTGAAACTTGATGAGATGAAATTAGAAAATGGGACTGTTGTAGAAGCAGAATCATTTGAAAGCGGTAGAGAAATTTTCATTGTTACAGATGATGAAAGGGTTGCTTTGCCAGTTGGTGAATATATTCTTGAGGATTCAAGGCTTTTAGTTGTAGAAGAAGAAGGAATGATTTCCGATGTAAGGGAAGTTAGCGATGAAGTTCCGGAAGAAGAAGAAGAGACTGAAGAGACTGAAGATATGGCTGATGAAGGCAACTATGTTACCAAAGATTCATTTAGAGAAATGGAAGCTAAAATTCAAAATCTTGAAGATGCAATTGCAGATTTAAAATCTGACAAAGTAGAAGCATCTGATGATTCAAGTACTTTAAAGTCTAGAACAGTAAAGGAAGAATTTAGTGCTGAAAAACTTTCATCTGAACCGGCTGCTGAAGCAATAAAACATAACCCGGAAGGGGAGACATTAAAAGAAATGAAATTTGTTTATTCTCCAAACAGAATAGAAAGTTCATTAGATAGAATTTTAAACAAAATAAATAACATAAAATGAGTACAACAAGTAACACATCAAATGACATTGTATATGTACAAGCAACACAAGAGATTGTCACCGGATCAGCAGCTATTCCTGCCGGATCAGCAGGTGTTGATCAAAACGTAGCAACAGATGCCCTAATAACTACTCTGCCAAAGATTGAAGCAGGTGATTTAGGGTTGACATACCTATTTAGAAATACAGGTGCAGATGGAAACAACACACTTACATTGTCTCCAAATGCAGCCGATGCAATTCATGGAACTATTGCCAATGCTGCTGCTGATTCAGTAGCCGGTGGTGTAGTAGATAAAGATTTTATAAACACAAAAGCAACCGCAAACAAAGGTGATTATGTCGTTTTAAGGGCAGTAGCCTTAACTGAATGGTACATTATCGGTGGTGTAGGTATTTGGGCATCTGAAGCATAATTAAAAATTTAAAAATATAAAAAAAATGAATTTAAAAAACATACAATTAGGTACAACTACCAACATTACTACTACTTATGCAGGTGAATTTGCAGGTGAATATATCGCTGCTGCTTTGCTTTCAGCAAGTACAATAAATGATGGTGGTGTAACCGTTAAGCCAAATATTTCTTTTAAAGAAGTAATCAAAAAATTAGATACAGGTTCATTGGTTCAAGATGCCACTTGTGATTTTAATCCTAATTCTTCAGTTACTTTAACAGAAGTAATTTTGCAGCCGGATGAATTTAGCGTAAATTTACAACTTTGCAAGCAGGATTTTGTAAGTGATTGGGAAAGTCAATCTATGGGGTATGGAATGGCACAAACACTTCCCCCTAAGTTTTCAGATTTTATGATTGCACATGTTGCTGCTGAAGTTGCACAAAAGACTGAAACCACAATGTTTCAAGGATTCGCTGCAAACGTTGGTGAATTTAACGGATACGAAACACTTCTAGCAGGTGATGACACAGTTGTAGATGTTGCTGCCGTTGGTGGTGGTGTTGATGCTGCAAACGTAATCGCTCAATTGTCTAGGGTAGTGGATGCTATTCCTGCAGCACTTTACGGAAAAGAAGATTTATTTCTTTATGTACCTTCTAGTATTGCAAAGTTTTACGTCCAAGCATTGGGTGGATTTGCAGCAGCAGGTTTAGGTGCAAATGGTGTGAACAACATGGGTACACAATGGTGGAATAACGGAAGTTTGACTGTTAACGGAGTGAAGATTTTTGTTTCTCCGGGACTTGCTAATAACAAGATGATAGCAGCGACAAGAAGCAACTTGTTTTTTGGAACTGGTTTACTAAATAATTTACAAGAATTACGCATTATTGACATGTCAGAAATTGACGGAAGCCAAAATGTACGATTTGTAATGCGTTATACCGCAGGTGTAGCCGTGGGAATTGGTTCTGATGTTGTTTTTTATTCGTAATAAATTTTAACCATAAACAAGGGGTAGGTGGAAATGTCTATCTACCCCTTTTTTATTAAAACAAAAAAAATATGGCTTGTAACGTAACCGCAGGAAGAGTACTTCCTTGCAAAGCAGGATTTGGAGGAATTAAGGCTGCTTACTTTTTTGACTTAGATGACTTAAATGGAACTGATAATGCACCCCCAACATATACGCTTGGGAAGATTACTGCATTAGCATCCGGAGCATCTCCGACAGTGTATGAATATGATGTTAAAAATACATCATCATTAGAAACTGCTATAAATAGTTCTAGGGAAACCGGAACGACATTTTATGAGCAGACTCTTAGTTTAACTTTAACCTATCTAGATTCGCCAACACAAGAGCAGATCAAACTGATTGCTTGGGGGCGTCCTAGTGTAGCGGTTGAAGACTATTATGGTAATATGTTCATTGCAGGATTAGAAAATGGAATGGAAATGACAGGGGGAACAATTGGAACGGGAACACAACCTTCCGATTTGAGCGGTTTCACTATGACATTGGTAGGGCAAGAAGTTGATCCGGCTACATTCATTACACCTGCTTTGATAACTGGAGCAACCCAAGGAACAAAAATTGATCCTACTATTGCGGTATCACCTTAATTAATTATTTTCTTTTAGCAAAAGCATCTCTTAAGAGGGGGTGCTTTTTTTTTGTCTTATTTTCACATTTTTTAACCTTCAAATCTTACATAGATGCAAGAAATACACAACGAAATTCAATTTTTAGAATCACAATTAACCGGTAATATGTTTAGTGACATGGAAATAAAAGATAAAATACATAATTTAAAAATGAAAGTAAGCGGTTCTAAACCTTGTTCATCGGAAGTTGATTGTGTGGGGTGTGGTTCTTAAAACAAAATCTATCTTTTTTTGCGTTATATAGGTATGATTGTACTAACAACATCAGCAATTGCACAAACATTTAAGGTAATACCAAGGGATTATTCTTTAACCGCATTTACAATGAGTATAAGAGATGATAGCACAAATGTGACTGTGACATATAATATTACTGGTGCAAGTGTGTCAGGTAATTATGTTACTTATCAGAATATATTTTCACCCATTTTAGTTGAAAATCATTTTTATGACATGACGCTTTATGTGGGAACAAACATAATTTTTAAGGATCGTATATTTTGCACTGATCAAACAATTAATCAAGTTAATAATGATTATTACAAATTAAATGAAGGGCAATTTACAACGGATGATTCTTACAACAATGAATATATTGTAACATGAAAAGAAACAATAAAAACTTACCCAAAGGTGTGACACAACAAGCAAATATTGGTGTGATTAATTTAAGCACATATACTTCACCGGAAGTAATTGAAGTAAAAAATAAAAGTTGGGTTGATTACGGTAGGGATAATAACTATTTTGGTTTTCTTATTGACCGTTTTATGGGATCACCTACAAATAATGCAGCTATTAATGGAATAAGTTCTGCCATTTACGGTAAGGGATTAAACGCAACAAACGCAAATAGAAAACCTGATCAGTATGCTCAAATGGTTTCAATGTTTGGGAAGAATGTTGTAAGAAAATTGTGTTATGATCTTAAATTAATGGGTCAATGTGCAGCACAAATAATCTATTCTAAGGATAGGAAGAAGATTGTTAAAGTTGAACACTTTCCAATTGAAACTTTAAGGGCAGAAAAGGCAAATGAAAAGGGTGATATACCTGCTTATTACTATTTTAAAGATTGGGCAAACATTAAACCATCAGATGAACCTTTGAGAATACCGGCATTTGGAATGTCAAAAGATAATATTGAAATTTTTTATATAAAGCCATACAAAGCAGGGTTCTACTATTATAGTCCAGTTGACTATGCCGGAGGGATTCAATACTGTGAGGCTGAAGAGCAAGTAAGTAACTTTCATATAAACAACATTCGAAATAGTTTTAGTCCCAATATGCTTATTAATATGAATAATGGGATTCCAAATCAAGAAGAACGGCAATTACTAGAAAGCAAAATAGCATCTAAGTTTTCGGGAACAAGTAACGCAGGTAAATTTATCCTAAGTTTTAATGCAGATAAAGAATCTGCTGCTGATGTGACACCAATTCAATTAAGTGATGCACATAATACTTATCAATTCCTTTCTACTGAAGCTACACAAAAAATAATGGTATCACATCGCATTGTGTCGCCTATGCTTTTGGGTATTAAAGATAATAGCGGACTAGGAAATAATGCTGAAGAAATAAAAACTGCAAGTCTTTTAATGGACAACACTGTAATCCGTCCATTTCAAGAACTTATGATTGATGCATTTGATGAAATACTAGCATATAATAATATTGCGTTAAATCTGTATTTTGTCACCTTGCAACCTTTAGAATTTACAGAAGTTGACACAACAATACAAAGCCAAGAAGACGTTGAGGAAGAAACAGGTGTACAAATGTCTTTGAAAGCCTATCCTTGGGATAAGTGCATAAAAGAACAAACCGCAAAATACGGTGCAACGGCAGCCCCTAAAATTTGTGGGTACATTAAAGAAAACATGGGAATCAGTTTAAAAGAAATTGATGGAACTGTGGCTTTTGAAACCATAGAAGAAGCTGAAAAAATGGCTGAAATTATGGGTTGTGAGGGACACCATACACACATGGAGGATGACAAAGAATGGTTTATGCCTTGTGAATCACATGATGAAGCTGTTGATCTTAAAAAGCCCTGTTATGATGGGTATGAAATGATAGGAATGAAAACCAAAAACGGTAAAAAAGTTCCTAATTGTGTACCTATAAAAGCAAGTGAAGAGACACCCGAATTAACAGATGAAATGGGTGATGAAATACTTGCTGAATTAGAAGGTGAAGTTATCACAGATGAGTGGGAACTAGTAGATGAAAGGGATGAAGGAGCAACTGAACCTATAGAAGAATGGGCATCAAAATTAATTAAACCCAAAAGATCATTATTTAGAAAATTAGCTGATGAAATTCAAGACACAAGAACAGATGTTTTTAGTGTTTTGGATAAAGGATTATACAAAGTAAGATATAAGTATATTAAAAAATCTAGAAAGCCAAACAAAACAGGAAACAAATCTAGAAAATTCTGTGAAAATATGATGGGATTAGCTAAGCAAGGAATCATATATAGAATTGAATCCATTGACAAGGCTAGTAATAAAGGTGTAAACAAGCAACTAGGACACAAAGGGAAGGCTTACAGCCTATTTAAATTCAAAGGTGGCATCTATTGTAGACACGCATGGAAAGAGCAGTTATATAGGCTTAAAAAAGGTACAGAAAAAAGCGATAAACTAAAGGATTACAACAAAGTAAAAAGCGTTCCAAAAAGCTATAAGCCAAAACCCAAAGGATGGAAAGACGCAGCAATAGCACCGGTAAATATGCCAAATGAAGGAGCATATCCAACTAAAAAGAAATAGAAAATGGCAACAGTATTATTCATAAATCGAACCGACTTAGTCAGAAATTCTATCTTAGATGGCAATGTTGACACAGATAAATTTATACAATTTATAAAAATTAGCCAACAGATAAACATTCAAAATTATTTAGGCTCAAAATTGTACGATAAATTTACAACCATAATAGGAAATGGAGACATAGACACTGCCCCCTTTGCTGATTATAAACTTCTTTTACAAGATTTTATTCAACCCACATTAATTTGGTTTGCCCAAGTGGATTATCTTCCATTTGCTGCTTACCAAGTAAAGAATGGGGGGGTGTTTAAGCATACTTCTGAAAACGCTGAAACGGTTAGTAAAACAGAAGTGGACTATCTAGTGGAAAAAGCAAGAACACACGCTGAGTGGTACGCTAGAAGGTTTATAGACCACATGTGTTTTAATCAGTCAAAGTTTCCCGAATACACCACAAACACAAATGATGATATTTACCCCAGTTATGACGCAACTTTTAACGGATGGGTTCTGTGAATTACAAACCGAAGGAAGAAAACATTAAAAAATTAAAAAGGTTTTTACTAAAACTAAAAAAGAATGGCTAGTTTATTTAATCAACAAATATCAGCAACATATCAAGGGTTATTAAAAACCACAAGTAATGGGATTATAACATCATCACTTGCACAAATTACAGATGGAAGTGGTAATGGTTCTCCTTTATCTATAAGTACTACAGAGATTCAATTTAATACAGGTTCTAATACTTTTAAATTTCCTACCACAAGGGGGGCAAGTGGACAGATTTTAAAACTAGCAGATGCAAATGGAACTTTAGATTGGGTTGCTGATAGTGCTGCAAGTACATTAAATTTTTCGGGCAGCACAAGTGGGACAGGATCAATTGCTTTAAATACTCAAACTTTAGCTTTTTTAGGCACTGCAAATCAAATAACTGCAATTGCAGGTTCACAAGCTATAACTTTTGCTTTTCCTAGTGGTGGGGTTATTTTACCTAATGGTTCAGTGGCTACCACACAAAGTGCTAGTGATAATTCTACAAAAATAGCAACAACTGCCTATGTTACAACCGCCGTTGCTTCAAGTGGATCGGGGAATGTAACTTGTAGTGGAACAACTGTTACAAATAGGGTTGCAGTTTGGAATAACACTACAAAAGATTTAAAAACCACATCTTCAATCTATAATGAAAATAGTAATATACTATTAGTACAACCTTCAGCAAATGGAACTGATAAATTTAATTATATAATAGGTGGGGCATTTGCTATTAATGAAAATGATTTTGGCACTCAAAATACAGGATTTGGACACGCAGTTTTAAATGGGGCAGATTTAACGGGAGGTAGCAACGCTTCCTTTGGAATGCAATCTCAAACCGCACTTACAACGGGATCACACAACACATCTATTGGTTCTTTTGCAATGTATGATAATAGAAGCGGAGATTACAATGTTGGTTTAGGTGCTAAAACAATGTTTAACCAAAGAATTTCTAATAACAATGTTTCAATAGGTTACGATTCTATGGATGGTGTTACTGCATCACAAACCGCAGCAAGTAATAATAATGTTGCAATAGGATACGAATCATTACACATCATTGAAGGAGGAGATAATAATACAGTATTAGGTTATCAGTCGGGTTCTGCAATAACAACGGGTTCAAAAAATGTAATAATAGGCTCTAATACGGGTAGTACAATAGCCGCATCTAACAACAATATTATCCTTTCAGATGGTGATGGGAATAATAGAATCCAAGTTGATAGTGTTGGTAATGTGGGAATTGGAACTTTATCACCCTCGGGTTATCTTGGAGATGGTAGTGGTATGGGAATTTATGGTGGAACTACAAGAACTACTTTATCTATAATTAGTGACACGTTTAGTAGTTTATATTTCAGTAAAGGAGATGGAACTAGTGGTAATGCAGGTGCTAATGCTTATCAAGGTTATATAGATTATCAACATTCGAATAATTCGTTACAATTTGGAACGTCTCAAGGAGAACGTATGCGCATCGCAGCGGGGGGTGATGTGGGTATTGGAACTAGTCCGGCAAATGGAAAACTTGAAATAAAAACAGCAAATGCTATTGCGTATACACCCACGTCATATATAGATAATACAAGTATTAGATTAGTAACGGGAGGCGCTGCGGCTGAAGATAAAACCACGGGAATTTCAATGGCAGTAGGTGGAGATGCTGAAGCATATATAGGAGTAGTGCAAAATTCGGGTGGAAAAGGTGATATTGTTTTTCAGTCTCACATTACAGGTGGAACATATTCCGAAAAAATGCGCATTACTTCGAAAGGTACTTTACTTAATACTGCAAATTCCAATAATGGATCAAATGCTATTTTTAAAAATAATTCATCTACAACTCCTTATGGAATTTCTGTTGAATTACCTAATGGAAGTTCCGATGATACTAGGTATCTTTTTTATGGTGGACTTGCATCAAATGCCCCTAGATTTAAAGTAAGTACATCGGGAAAAATATATGCAGTAAACACAACTGTACAATCAATATCAGATATAAGATTTAAAGAAAACATAAGAGATTTAGACACAGGTTTAAGTGAAATTTTACAATTAAAACCTAGATTATTTGATTGGAAAAAGGGTAAAGGAATGGATACAAAAGATTCCGTTGGTTTTATTGCTCAAGAAATAGAAGAAATTTTACCAAAACTTGTAGATGATAATTGGAGCGAAGACGGACTTGATGAAAAAGGGGCAGTTATTGAAGGAGTAAAATATAAAACGGTAGGGCAAGGGGGATTAATTCCAACCCTAGTAAAAGCAATCCAAGAACAACAAACCATTATAGCAGATTTAAAAACAAGAATTGAAAAATTAGAATTATGAAACAAATAGAACCAATAGATGTATGGCAGAATGGTACAACGAAAACTGCGGTAAAATTACAGGCACAAGGTACAAATGTGACTTTAGGAAGTAGTGCCTCTTTTTATTGGCAATTGCTAACAGAAGAAGGGCATCAAGTTTCACAAGGTAACCTAGGAATTAGTGGGGAGCAATACACTGCTTGGGGTGCTGATGATAATTACATTTACGCTATTATAGCAGAAGATTTGAATTTAACATTAGTTTCTGAAGATTAATTACCTTTGGAAAAAAAACTATGAAAATTACAGAAGAAGAATTAAAAACAGTACAAGAGCAAGAAGGTTCTAAAAACAAAATAGGTTTAGAAATAGGTGCTTTAGAATTAAGAAAGCATAAACTACTTGGTTTATTAGATGATTTGCTTGAAAAACAGGAAATTACTTTTGAAGATATACAAGAAAATTATGGAAAAATCAACATTAACCTTGAAACAGGAGAGTACGAAGAAATTAAGGAAGAAGAAACTAAGTAAAAACATTAGTTATTCTGAAGGAATACATTCTGAAACTGCTAAAAAGTTGGGAATTAGCAATGAACCAACTGAAGAGCATTATGAAAATATGCTAGTTACTGCGGATAGGTTATTTCAGCCACTTAGGGATTGGTGTGGGCATCCTATTAAGATAAATAGTATGTACAGATCATTAGATTTAAACAAAGCAATAGGAGGCTCTAAAACCAGTCAACACGCATTTGGACAAGCATTAGATTTAGACACATTAGGAGAAAAATCAAATGCAGATTTATTTAATTGGGTATCTAAAAATATTAATTTTGATCAATTGATTTGGGAATTTGGAACAAATGAAGAACCGAATTGGATTCATATTTCTTTTTTAAGTGAAAAAGAGAATAGAAACCAAAAACTAAAGGCAACAAATCACCGGGGAAAAACAAGATATTCATTAATCTAATGCCAATACCCAAACCAAATAAAAACGAAAAGCAGAAGGATTTTATGATTCGATGCATTCCCCAGTTAATGGGGGAGTACAAAAAAGATCAAGCCATTGCTATTTGTTATCAAAAATACAAAGATAAAAAATGACACAATTAAACGTAGATGTGGACGGAGATAAAAAACCGGATTTTCAAGTTGATTTTAAAACCCTAATTATGGCAGTTGGTATGGTTGTATCATTAACGCTATCATACGCAATGTTAAAAGGTGACATTGAAGAAGCAAAATTGCTGCCCAAACAAATAATAAATCAAGATGACACAAGGGTGGTTAATCAAAAATTAGATTTTTTAATAAAGGAATTTGAAAAGTTTGAAATTCACACAGATAAAAGAATTGAAGATTTAGAAAAAAGAGTATTTAAAAAATAGAAATTATGTTAAAAGTATTTTTAAAAATTGTAGAAACAGTAGTTCCGATAGGGGGCGAATTGGTTGAAAATATTCGTGCGAAGGAAGGGGGCATTAATCGTTTTTTTGCTCCAAGATTTATCAAGCAAATGATAAGATTATTGGTGGCAGCAGCAGCCGTTTATGCCTTTGTCACAGGCAAAATTTCGCTTGAGGAAGTGGAAGAAGTTGTAAAGTAAAATTTTTTCATTATTATTGCATTGCTATAAAGGCTAAACTTGCACACTAAATACCAGTGCTTGGATCAGATAAAATATTTCTCCCAATGGGGGGTAAGGGGGGCATTAACTAGATAAGAACCCCCTTAAAGGGGTTCGTTTAAGATGAAGAAACTAACTAGGAGTAAATTAATCAAAAAATTAGACAGTGTATTTAGCCAATACATTAGAAGAAAAGATTCCTATGATGACATAGCAAAATGTATCACTTGTGGGGTGGAAAGACATTGGAAAGAACTTCAATGTGGACACTTTCAAAGTCGAAGACACTATTCAACGCGGTGGGAAGTACTCAATGTAGGGGTGCAATGTATTTCATGTAACTTATTCCAACATGGGCAGCAGTACCTTTTCAGCAAATACTTAGATAAAACCTATGGTGAAGGCACATCAAATGAATTGTTTTTAAAATCAAAAATACTAGGAAAATTTACCACAAAGGAAATTGAAGAAATGATTGATAAATATAAAAATTTGTTAGATCAGTTAGATTGATTATATTTGAAGTGTAAATAAATAAACTGTGGTGGTATATTTTTTTAACTAGACTCCTAGTTAATATCTGTTTAAAGGGGAAAATTAATTTTTTCCTCTTTTTTTGTTTAATCATGGTATTATTAAATTTTTATTTCATATCTTTGATTTATAACAAACAAAAACAAAATGTCAAATTTAACAAAAGAGCAAAGAATAACTATTTCACGTCAACAAAAGGAAAAAAGAGATAAGATTTTTGCTGAAAGCATGAAATATTATATGGAAAATTTAACGCCCTTGGAAACAATTGAGGAAATAATGGGTGCAGGTTGGACTGATCATGAAAAGTTAATTTTTTTTAAACAAATTGCTTCTAATCGTTCGATTAAATTTAAAAATAAATAATTCAACGGGGGTTAATCACCCCCTTAAAAAAAACAAAATGGAAAATTTAAAAGTCGGACAAAGAATAAGGTTTCAAATTGAAGGAACAAATGATGTATATACTAGAAAAATACATAGCATTTATATACCAAAATTTAATAAATCAATTATTAAATACAATACAAAAGGAATAGATGGGGGTTATGCATCGGAAGGATTTTCAGTTGAACCACATGAAATAATTAAAGCATACTAATTCAATGGGGGGTAAAACCCTTTTTTTTTATGGAGCAAAAAAGACCAACACCATTAAATGTCCTTTATGACAAATCAACCGATCCAAGCAGGGACAGATTTTCATTTGCATTTTCAACAGATATAAAGGACTGGATTAAATCAAGGCAAAGAAGATACGATCAAAAAGCGTACAAGATTAAGAAAAAGCAATAAATATATTTTTAAAATAAAATGTTTATATTTGTTAAAAAAAACGATGGAACAAATCGTAAACATAGAAGACTTAAAGTATCAGCACAAGGTGCAGATTCAAGAATTTCAACTAGTTATTTACAAGTTGGAAAATAAGATTGAAATGTTACAAGCATTACTTCAATCTAGGGAAAATCCCGAACAGGTTAAATTTTAAAACAGAAAAATGGATATATCACTAAACCACAAACTAGCACAAATTCAAACAGAATTAAAAGTTCACAAATCACAATTCAATAAGTTTGGAAAATACTATTATAGGAGTGCAGAAGATTTTACAGAGGCTTTAAAGCCTTTTTTATTACCACATGATGTTACTGTTACTTTAAAAGAAAAGTATCTAGGTTCTCATGTAATCAAATCAACTGCTATCATAAGCGATGGAGTGCAGAGAATTAAGGCTACTGCAATAGTAGAAGTAGATATGGATTCAAAAGTTAATATGTCCATTCCTCAAAGATATGGAACTGCTAGTTCTTATGGTAAAAAATATGCATTAGGTAATCTTTTTTTAGTTGATGATACACAAGATGATGATGCAACAAATAAAAACAAAAAGCCATTGATTAAAAACACACCTATCTACAAACAGGTTGTTGATGCTTTAAAAGATGGATCAAGAACTTTGGATGCTATAAAACTTTCTTTTATTTTATCTGAAGAATTAGAAGTAGAATTAAAACAAATATAAATTATGGGATCACTAGGAAGTTTAAATATAAGGGTAGACAAATTACCAAAGGAAAAATTTGTAAAAGGTAAAGATGGGGCGGTGTATTGTGACATAACGTTTTCAATAAATGATGATACAAGATACGGTAATAATGTATCAGCCATAATTCCTCAATCAAAAGAAGAACGAGAAGCCAAAAAGGCAAAGCAATACATAGGTAATGGAAAAATCTTTTGGACTGATGGAACTATTAAGTTAGCAGATAAAGATGAACTTGCTAAAAATTTAAATAGTTCTCCTTATGACAATAAAACCGAAGATAGCGGATTACCGTTTTAAGTTTAGGGGGATTAAGTTCCCCCTTTTTTTTATATAAATTACACCACACATGACAGATATTGAACTACAATTGGCGGAAACCTTTTGCAAAATTGACAACACCAAAGAAATAGAATATCCACCAATTGCTTTATCCATAGGTACTAAAGTTATTAGTACTAAAAAGGGGAATGAAGTAGTTGATATTCCAATTGGAACTTATGGTAATTTCTCATTTATACAAGCACCCCCAAAAAGCCGAAAAAGTTACTTTGTAAGTTTGCTAGTTTCAGCTTATTTAAGACATAATAACTTTGTAGGTAAAATAAAAAGCCATAGAAATAATGAGCAAGTACTTCATTTTGATACAGAGCAAGGACACTGGCACAGTGCAAGAAGTTTTAAAAGGGTAATTGATATGTGTGGCACATCAGATGGGTATCACACTTTTGCTTTGCGTACGCTTAACTATTCTCAGCGAATGGAATTTATTGAATATTGCTTTATGAAAAACAAAAAAATAGGAATTTGCGTAATAGATGGAATAGCCGATTTAGTAAGTGATGCAAATAATATTGAACAAAGTAATGATTGTGTTCAAAAATTGATGAAGTGGAGTACAGATTTTAAATGTCACATTATTACTGTGATTCATAGCAATTTTGGAACTGACAAACCTACCGGGCATTTAGGATCTTTTTTGGAAAAGAAAGCAGAAACCCAAATATCACTTGAAAAGAACACAGTGCATTCAGATCAAACAATTGTAAACTGCAAAAGAAGCCGGGGTTTTCCTTTTGAAAATTTATCATTTAAAATTAATACCTTTGGTTACCCCGAAATAATAGAAAATCTTTATGATCCCCTCGAAGGCACTTGAAAAAATATTTAAAAAGAACACTCAATGGATTGATATTGTCAAATCTTTTGGGTGTAATCGTGACACATCACAAGATATTGTTCAAGAAATGTATTTTAAGGTTCAGAAACGATTAGAAAAAGGTACAGACATTCAATATAGTGAAGATGATATAAACTACTACTACATTTTTAAAGTGCTTAGATCGCTTTTTTTAGACTTAAAAAGAAAAGAATCAAAAGTTAAAATAGTTGAATTGGGAGAAATTGAAAATTGTGAATTAGATATTAATTATGAAGATGCGTATGAAGCAGTAACTGAAGAAATAAACACCTTGTTTTGGTATGATCGGAAAGTATACGAAATAATTGATAATGGTAAATCTATTTCTGAACTTTCGAGACAAACAAATATTTCTTACTACTCACTATATAACACGTACAAAAAAGTTAAAAACAAGTTAAAGCATTTGTTATGAATTACAAATACCCTAAATCTTTTTGGAAAATAGCGGAGCAGTTAGGACATGCAAGAACTGTGATGGATGAAAAAATAATTTTAAACAATCCAAAATATGAAAGGGGATCAAGGAGGGAACATATAGATAAAATAGGGGTGTTGGGTGAATTAATTGCAATGGATTATTTAACGAATAAAAACATTGAATTTACAATGGCAAACCTTTTAGAATTATATCCTGTTAAAAATGCTGACTTTGTTTTTAAGAATAAAAAAATAGATGTTAAATCTACTTTACATTTTGAAAAAGCACACATTTTAATTAATGATGAAGCGCATGAAAAAGGATTAGGGATAATTGAAATGTACTGGATTATCTACATTCTTGATGAAACGAATTGTGAATTTTATTTTGTTGATTATGATGATGTAAGCAAATGGGATTGTAGGCTATTTAAATATACAAATGCTTTTTACACAAAACGAGAAAATTTAAAGAAATGAAATTAGGGGATTTAATTTATTACATAACAAAATACACAGGAATAAAAGCCTTGGTAGATTGGTACAGTAAATACACCGGGAAAGATTGCGGATGTGATGAAAGAAGAGAAAAATTAAATAAGGTAAACGGAATTAAAAGATGGTAAAATTTAAAAAAGAAGATTTAATTGTTTGGGATGGCTTTAGATCGGTTAATAAATCTGTGATTAGTCACGATGAATATACTATGATTTGTGAATTTCATGCACACTATTTTGAACACAAACTTGAAGAACCCTGTAAGTGCGCACCCAAAAGAATAAACCAGTTAATAGCTGATTTAAATAAAGTGTGGGAGCAGTCAAAAAAGAAACCTAGAAAGAAAAAGAAAGAAGAATAGTTTATTAAACTTTTTGTGTATATCTTCGTTACTTATTAAACAAAACAGATATGGAAATTATAAACGATTTATTAACCGCATACAGTAAAGGATTTATTACTGATGATGAATGTGTAGAAATGTGTGATTTATATCAAAACACTATTACCACTATAAAAGAAAAACCAAATTACGATTGGGATGATGATCAAGTATCTAATCATTGGATGAATGATCTTCATGAAACACAATATGATTATTAAATAAATAAGGGAGTAAAATCCCTTTTAAATAAAACAGATATGGAAAATTTTATAGAACACATTTTTGGAGACGTTATGAAAGATGTTGATGAATTAGTAAAGGATGCAAATAAAATCATAGAAAATGAGCAGATCAAAACTACTAAGGGAACGAAAAAAGATTGATAACTTATATGTTATTGAATGCCCAACCTGTGGAAATTATGCAGCATCTTCAGAAGATTATAAGTCATTACCGGATTGGACTGTGTGCAAAGAGTGTTATCCTACTAAACTTTTAAGCAATGTCATACGAATGGATTACCGCAAAAGATTTTCAAAATTTGGAAGTAAATCAAGCCTATAAGAAATACCTTAAAGCCAAAAAAGCCACAGATATTTTAGAACGCAGTAATTGGTTTGAATATTGGCTAGATTATTTACACTTAAAAAATAGATATGGAATATACAAATGAATTTTTAAATTATGAAGAGGGAATAAGCAACTGTTGCGGAGCAAAAGTTATAGAGCATTCAGAAAGATGTGATGCTTGTCAAGAAAACTGTGAAGTAGTAGCAGAATGATTTTGCTTGTAGATGCCGATAGTTTGGTTTTTGCAAGTTGCTATAGACCAAGGGAAGATGTTGACACATTCTATACAAATCTAGATGATGTTATTCACAAATTTGATGAATCATTTATGAAGATAGTAAATGATCTATCTGATAAATACGAAGTAAAAAAAGTGTTAACCTTTAATAATAGTAAAGGCAACTTTAGAAAGCTAATTACACCCACTTACAAAGCAAATAGGATAGGACAAAAGAAACCCCCAATGCTTAAAGAAATGCATGACTACGTTCAAGAAACGTATGATGGCATTTATGGTTATGGAATTGAAACGGATGATATAGTTGCTACCTATTGGAAGGAATTAAGTATTAAGTTTGGCAGGGAAAATGTAATGATTGTTAGTATAGATAAAGATTATCTTCAATTCCCGGCATTGATTTACAGATACAACCGCAAAGAAATTTTAAACCTTTCTGAATTTGATTCATTGCTTAACTTTTATACTCAAATGATAATTGGGGATACTTCGGATAATGTGAACTACTTCAAGGGCAAAGGCATCAAGTTTGCACAGAAATATTACAAGGACTGTGACACAAAATATCAATTCACTAAAATGTTATACCTTCTTTTTAAAGAAAGATACAGGAGTAAAGCAAGGGAAAAATACATAGAGTGTTACAACCTTTTAAAACTTAGAACAGAATGAAATTAAAAGCAGAATTAAAGGAAAAGATAAAAACAAGAGATGAGCGAAGAAAAGCAATCCTTGATCCAAGCATTGACCAATTGACAATAGTTGGAATGACTAAGGGACTGGTAAGATTGGAAAAACAAATAAATCAAATAATTAAAAGAATAGAAAATGCAGAAGGCTAAAAAAATAGTAGGCACTTTGTTAATACTTATAGCAAGTGTATTTATTTTAATAATTGGTAATTTTATAGACTTGCACAAACCAAAACAATTTTGATTTCAATAGTAGACGTATCAACATTAATTATTCTATTATATATTGTTGCGGTTATAAGTGATATTAAAAATAAACTAAAAAAATAATTAAACTTTAATATAATTTTATGCCGGAATTAATTTGGGGGTGTTCCCTCTGCGGATCGTATAATAATATTAAAAATGATATTTGCGGAAAGTGTAAGAAAAAAAAGGAAATAACAGATATAAAAAGATGACAGAAAATGAAAAAAATGCTAGTGATAAAGCGCAGCAATTAATAAGTAGACACATTAGCGAATGCGGCATAGATGAAGATTCTGCAAAGAAGGCTAGTTTGATCCTCATAGATGAATTATTTAAGTGGGGTTTACCTTACACCTATCAAATAGAATTTTGGACTGAAGTAAAAAGATATTTAAAATGACGGCACAAGAAATAAGTGACAGAATAGTAAAGAAAACAGGGGTGAATGTTTTTGAAGATAGTAGGAAAAAAGAAGTGATTCATTACAGATCATTACTAATCTACCTACTAAGGGAAAAAATGAATCTTAGATGGATGAACATTGCACTGTTTTTTAAAGCAAATAATAAAAGCATAACACACGCAACAGTTATACACTCACATCATTACTATGAAATTTATAAGGATGAAAATCCCAAACTGGAGGAATTAGAAAAACAGTTTAACTTTACCCCGGTAGACCTTGACACACTAGATAAAATTCATATGCTAGAAAATAAAGTAAAAAACCTTAGAAAAAGAATCAAACAATATGAAAAATTTAATTAGTTCAGTAAAAAAATCATTAAGGAATTTGTTCACAGAAGATGATCCCACAAAAATATGGGTTCAGATACCTAGGACTTTTAAAACAAAAAAAGATCAAAATTATATGATCAGAAGAACAAAGGATTTTATTGTAGAAAACACAGAAGTTGGATGATTACCAATGAAGACAACATGGATTTAATGGTTAGGTATAAAGACAATCATTTTGACTTGGCTATTGTTGATCCTCCTTATGGAAGCAATGATGCCATAGGTTTAAAAGATAATCTTTCTAAAAATAAACAAGCAACAAAAAGAACTAATTACAATGTTTTTAAAAATGTATCACCATCAATTAAATACTTTAAAGAATTAAAAAGGGTTAGCAAGAATCAAATTATTTGGGGTGTAAATTTTTATAAAAACTTTGATTTGAGTGGTGGAAGGTTGTGTTGGGATAAAAAAGGGACTGCATTTGGAAGGGCGGAACTTGCTTATTTATCTATGACAAAAAGCGTAAATGTTTGTGAAATAATATGGAACGGTATGATTCAGCACGACATGAAAAATAAAGAATTAAGAATACACCCAACACAAAAACCAGTGAAACTTTATGAATGGCTTTTAATGAATTACGCAAAAGAAGGAGACACAATATTAGACACTCATTTAGGAAGTGGATCAATTGCTATTGCTTGTCATAACTTAAAATATGATTTAACTGCTTGTGAACTTGACACAGAATATTATGAAAAAGCAATGGAAAGAATTAATAATCATAAGCGACAAATAAGAATGTTTTAATGACGTTATATAAATTGAATAAACAAAAATAAATCATGGATGGAAGAAAACAAAATGGAGGGGTAAGGGAAGGAGCAGGAAGACCAAAGAAAGCTGATGAAGAAAAGCTAATTGAAAAGCTAGATGCTTTAATAGATAGTGATAAGGTGGTAATGAAGCTGGGTGAAATGTGTATGAAGGGTGACACAAGAGCATTGACATTATACTTCAATTACAGATATGGTAAGCCAAAAGAGAAAATTGATATTTCAGCAAGTGAAGGTTTAAATGTGAACTTTAAGGACTTGATTCAATTTAGTGATTAAAGTTAACCCGAAGTATTCACCAATTTCAAAGGCTGATTCTAGGTATTTCATTGTAACAGGTGGAAGGGGTAGTGGTAAATCCTTTTCTATTAATTTGATGTTGTGCCTTTTAACCTATGAGAAAGGACACGTTATCTTGTTTAGTAGGTACACCTTAACATCTGCTTATGTTTCTATCATTCCGGAATTTATAGAAAAGCTAGAACTGCTAAATATCTTTGATCATTTCCAAATCACAAAGGATGAGATTCAAAACAAAATATCCGGCAGCAAGATTATCTTCAAAGGAATTAAAACATCATCGGGTGATCAAACTGCAAATCTAAAATCATTGCAGGGGGTTACAACCTTTGTATTGGATGAGGCTGAAGAACTAACAAGTGAAGACACATTTGACAAAATAGATTTATCTGTTAGATCACAAAGCCAAACCAACAGGATTATCTTAATCTTAAACCCAACCACAAAAGAACACTGGATTTACCAAAGGTTCTTTCAAGATAAAGGAATGCAAGAAAGTTTAAATACTAGTAAAGATGATGTGACATACATTCACACAACATACCTTGATAATATTCAAAACCTTTCAGAAAGTTACCTGTCCCAAATACAGAACATTAGGGTAAGGAGACCCAGCAAATACAAGCATCAAATTCTTGGGGGTTGGTTGGATAAAGCAGAGGGTGTGATTTTTGATAACTGGAAAATAGGTGAATTTAAAAAGGTAGGTGTTTCAGTGTTTGGACAAGATTACGGTTTTGCCTCAGATGAATCTACGTTAATTGAAACCAACATTGATACAACAAATAAAATAATCTATCTAAGGGAATGTTTTTATATCAAACATCTAACCACATCACAGATAGGAGAACTTAACTTAAAACACGCAGGAAATGCCTTGATAATAGGGGATAGTGCAGAACCTAGATTAATAAATGAACTAAAATCTAAGGGGAGTAATATTATATCAGCAATTAAAGGACAAGGTTCTATTACCTACGGAATATCCTTGATTCAAGATTATGATTTAATTGTATCTGAAGATTCTGTTAATCTAATAAAAGAACTAAATAATTATTGTTGGTTAGAACGTAAATCAAAAACACCACAAGATAAATTCAATCACCTTCTTGATGGACTTAGGTATGCGGTTACCTATCAACTACAGAACCCAAATAGGGGAACATATATGATTAGTTAGTGAACTTTTTGTTTTATAAGTTTATTGGTGTATCTTGCATATAAGATTAACAAACAAAAACAAAATGGAAAATTTTATTCAAAAAATAGCAGTTAGTATTTCTGAAATTAAAAAAGGAGGAACAGATTCTGATACAGAAAAACAACTTTCAAATTTATGGGAAAATGTGTGTAGATATAAACGAGCATCAGAGGCTATTAGGGTTGGATATAGCCATACTGAAGAAACAGTAAAAAAATCTAAGACTGAAATTAGTAGGTTGTCAGATGCTAGTTATGATAAAATGATTAATTCAATAATAATACAATAAATTAAACAGGGGGGTAATTCCCCCTTTTTTTTAAATTTAATTTTATATATTTAACCGCAGATAAAATGGAAACAATGAAACCTTTATTTACAGATATAGAACTGAAAGAAATTATTCACGATATAGATATTGCCTATATAGATATGATGGATTCAGAAGTGCACAGGCAAGAAGTAAATTGGTTTGTTCATGATCTTGAAATATTTGCTAGTGTGTTGTGTATTCGGGAAACGCTTAGTGAACCGTACGAAACATACGACCATCAAGAACCGGGAACATACAGGTATTTGTTTGAAATTGATGATTGTTGTGCTTACTTTAATGATGAAGAATGTATCACAAATCATCAACTTGAGAATATAATAGTACCGGTTTTAGAAGTTAAAATACACCCACATGGATAAAATACAAAATACACACGATGCTGAATATTGGAACAATGCACACCTTTGTTCTAGTATTCTTAGGGGATGGCATAAGATCAAACCCAACAATGAAGAAATAACATCAGTAATGACTGCTCTTCAAGAAATGACCTTTTATGTGGCACGTTTAAAGCACGATGCACAAGCAAAGGATAAGATAGTTGAAGAGTACAAATTAGAAAGGAACAAGTGGTGCATGAGGGCGCAACAGGCAGAGCGTAGATTTGATAACGCAGAGAAGTTAATAGATATTTAAAATATTTGTTTAGTTGGTTAGTTATGGGGTAGTCAAAATGGCTACCCTTTTTTTGTGTTTAAAAATCCCTTCTATTTTGCGTTATATATTTATGAAAGCAAGTGTAACTGTGCCGAACTTATCGGAAATTACCCTAGAACAATATCAAAGATTCTTAAAAGTTCAAGAAATTAACAAGGATGATGAGTATATTCTTCAGTTAAAAATGATTGAAATATTCTGTAATGTTGATTACAAAGATGCAAGGAATATCAAGTTTTCAGATGTTGAAAAAATCATTGAAGTTCTCACAAAAACCTTTGAAGAAAAGCCAAAACTTGTAACTACTTTTAAAATGGATGGGGTTGAATATGGATTTATCCCAAATCTAGAAGAAATTTCTTTTGGTGAATACGTTGATTTAGATTCTTTTCTTCCCTCAGAACAAGATTTACATAGGGCAATGAATGTTTTGTACAGACCCATTGTAAATAAGAAATCAGGAAAGTATTCTATTGCGGAATATGACATTGATACAAAGGATATAATGAAGCAAATAAAACTAGATGCAGTTCTTAGTTCTATTTTTTTTTTTCAAAGTTTAGGCTTGGAATTGTTGAAGGTTACGAACAATTATTTGCAGGAGGAACTGGAGAAACAACCACAATTGCAGCAGGATTTGGAAAAAAATGGGGGTGGTATTCCAGCATCTTTGCCCTTGCTCAAGGAAATATTGAACGATTTGAAAGTATCACTTCCCTTGAATTAACTAAGTGTTTAACAATGTTGACATTTATGAAAGAAAAGAACGAAGCAGAAGCACAACAAATAAAAAATAAACAAAGAAGATGAGCCAAGGAATAAGGGGTTTTTATCAAGTAACCAAGACACTAGAAGATCAACTGCTTTTAGATGTGAATTGTAAAACAGTTACGACCGGTGATATATCAAAAATAAATTTAAACAAGCAGGATATATTTCCTTTGTCACACATCTTAATTAACAGTGTGACACAAAGCGATAACAACGGAAGTGCCACATATAACTTCAATGTGTCAATTCTTTCAATGGATATTGTTGATCAAAGCAAAGAACCAACCACAGACTTATTTAGAGGCAATGACAACACACAAGATATTCTAAATACTCAAATGTCTGTAAGCAACAAGCTAATCCAACTAATGAGGGGAGGGACTTTATTCCAAGATATGTATCAAGTACAAGGTGATGCTACTTTTGAATTTTTTACTGAAAGATTCGAAAACGAAGTAGCAGGTGTTACGGCTACTTTTAATATTATTATCTATAATGA